AATTGAGATACGGATCCCGTTCAGAACATCAAGCAGATATTGGATGCTATCCTCATCAACCTCATCCACATCAAAGTTGTGTCCAAATGCCATACGCAGATCGCCAGTGTCTGTCAGAGACATCTTGATGATCATGGTGTTATTAGGAATATCTTCTTCTCTCATCTATGCCTCACTTTCGATAAGATCCGTAGAAAGTACTCAGCATCGACTAGCGCTAGAGGTTTCTTTCTATCGGCTTTAACAACTACTACGGGCTCGACATTCTCTGGGCAGTTTTCCTGCGCTTGTGAGTAGTAGCTGTAGACTGCTATTGATTTCCGGGCTTTGCATTCGATGCTAATTGGCATCCGCTTTCGAGCCGCTGGTGAAAGCTGCACATCTTCACCTTGGGCTCCCATAGAAGTGCTTTTTACATCATCTTCTTCTAGCGAACTGACTAGCTCTAGGATCACATTGCGTACCCATTGTTGGAGCTTACGCCCCTTAGCTTTAGCTGATTGGGTTTTCATCTTCGTCCGTATATTTGATGTACCACTTGTACGGCGTGACTTGCGCGTTGCTGCTCGGGTTGGGGAGATGTCTCGCTTCCGGGTAACAGGAGAGTTTGAACTGGCACCAGCTACACGATTTAGAGAGGATCGTGCGCCCTGTCGGCTTGCGGTTGAAGTACTCTTCTTCCGGCTCGAAGAACCTTTGAAAGGGACTGTTGTTAGCGATTAGGCCAACAGTCTGCTCTCTATTTAGTCGGATCATCTTCTCTTGATCTGGTGACGCATCGATATCGACAACTTTGATCTCGCCAGACGATTTATCTACGACAATCCACCCACCGGGCTTCTTGCCTTGTGCATCAGCATATCCATAAATCTGACCGACATAGCCAAACTCATCATCTCGGTATAGAGCCTGAAAGCCGCCTTGCCATTTATTACGGAACATATATTGGCTAGCAGATTTGATATCATAGACCCGCTGCTCACCATCAATGTTTAGATCGATATCTGAGGTGCCTTTAATCTTGGTGCTTTTAACGTCTAGCTCGACATCATCACCATCACTAGCAACCTCGGCCTCAGATAGTTCGAGCACCATACGGACTAAGACTTCCACAAAGTCGCCAATGACCATACGCATCCAGTGATTGTACGGCATACGCTCTTTGGGCGATCCCATCTGTTCTTGTTGAAGCTGGCAGGGTAACCTACCAATGTTAGACATACGAAGCCGGAAATCTTGCTCCCGGGGCGTTGTCTGTTTTACTAAAGCCTCGCGCAGTTGCTCTACCGCTTTATCAATAAGCTCTGTAGGTATCTCTCTACTTTGCTCATTAGATAGATCGTCTAAGACAACACGCATCTGGCTCTCTAAAATAGAAAGCATAAGCTAATCCTAACTGTGTGAAAAAAGGGGCTTAGTAGCCCCAATGGTTATGCGAAGTCTTGGTCTAGATCGTCAGATACGTTGTCGTAGATCTGATCATCGAGAGCACCAGCGGCTTTTGCACTTCGGAAAGATTCCTCAATCTTAGAGTTTTCTTGCCGTGCCATCTCTACAAAGAGCTTCATACTATCCACAACTTCCTGCGTCATAGCTGCAGGTTTTGCAAAATCGATAGCAAAATTGGCTACAAATGCTTTGCCTTCTTTGCTTGTATGAAGGTCTACCCATAGGTCTTGATAACGCTTACCGTAAGGCAATGCCTTTAGTACATCATCAAACTTCATAAAGCTGAGACCTTTCATGTATAACTGGAAAGGCTGGTTTGTGACTTCTACCTCTTTACCGTCAGCGGTCTTGCCTGTGTAAGAGGTTACTCCACGTAGGATACGGAAAGGTTTTACTTTCGCGCGCCACATCTTTTGATCTTCATCAGACATCTGGCTTAGTGCCTTACCCGTAGGGCGACCACAACGAATACCGCCTAGCATATCTCGAGGTTCACCTCTTCGTAGATCCTCTAATAGAATTGTCTTGTTAACAATTTTATATGTATCTGGATCTGTCTGACGATACTGGTAATATTGCGCCATTACATGAAGCTTAACGCTATCTGCATATACTGGTTCAGGCTGGTCTGATAAGAAGATCGTACCGCGTTTTACGTCACGGCCCTGTGAGTCTTCGGGTTCATATTGGAACTTCATAAATGGCACCTTAATGGTGTCTTGTTCTTGGGTAACGCCACCCCCTAGTTCCGAAATGAGAGCGTTAAGTTCTGCTTGATCAATGACTGCTACTTGGTTCATAAAGAATCCCTTTGTTAGTGTTTATGTCGGACTTAAATCATACATCACTTAAGGTAACTTCGCAAGAAATTTCGCTCATCTCCATCCAGTTTTTTCCAGCTTCAATTTCTATATCTAGTGGTAAAACGGGCTCATATTTGAAACGAGACACAAGTTCTTCTTTAACGCCTTGCATTGCCCAAACTATACCTTTTACTACAATATCTTGCTCATTAGGGGCGCAGTCCACGACGATGGAATCATGCACAGTGACTATAAGCTTCGACTGCAGATCATGCTCTCGAAAGTAGCGTAAAAGTCTCACGCAAGATAAAACAACAATGTCCCCTGTGGCAAAACTTTGCACAGGATAGTTCACGATTTGCTGAGAATACTTTTTGATCTTTCCATTACGCGCTCTTTCTGCATTAGGAAAGAAAAACTCTCTACCCGAGGGGGTTCTAACGATACCATCTTTCAATACACCGCTGAAAAGCTCTGAGTGCCAGTTTTTAAGGCCTTTGTAGATCGAGAAGTAGGTTTTGAAATAGTTCTGAACGTGTTCCGGCTCATTCATACCCATTCCGCCATATAAAGGGGCAAAAGTATATGCTTTTGCTTCCTGTCTCATATTTTTGGATACATCAGCTTCATCACACTGATTTATGATGGCTGCAGTCTGCTTATGAACATCTTTGCCAGATAAAATATCATCGATGATCTGTGGATCCCGGGATAGTTCGCCAGCTACTCTAAATTCTAGGCCGCTAAAGTCTGCCTCAATCAGAATCTGGCCCTCAAATCGGCTAATCATACATTTGCGAACAGGAAACTTATTAGATTTTGGAAAGTTTTGCAGATTAGGGCCACTAGAGCTTAGTCGGCCTGTCCGAGCAACTGTCTGGTTAAAGTTAGCGTGTAGTAGACCGTCTTCTCTAACCCATGTCTCAATCCCTTGAACAAATGAGTTTAGATAAACATTTACAGAATTCAGTCTGGCTAGCTTGGTTAAGTATTCTACAGCTAAGTCGTTACCTTTCCTCTTAGCTTGCGCTATCAAAGCCTGAATAGTTGTCTTATCTACCTTAAATCCGTTAGCAGATGCATACATTGGATTTAAAGGATGTAGCTTTAGTCCTGCAGTTTGCCCGGTGCTGACATACATAGCGCCAGACCCATCACATACCTTGCACTTAGGTTGTTTTTTATAGGGTACACCTTTGGCTGTAACTTTGTATTGCTTACCAGAGCCATTGCAGGAAGGGCAGCATTCAGCCATTTCCTTTTTAGCAACATCTGTGCTTGCTCGAATAGAAGCTTTAAACTCGTTATTGCTCATACGGGGCGGCGGCAGACGTTTACCGTTTTTACCTGTGCCAATGTTAAATATCCGAGCATGTATGTCTCTATCTTTAACGATCCTAGAATACACAATCTTACACTGGTCTGGCCCACTATTGAGATTGAACGGACGATCTCCTAATACACCGCGCGCAATTTCATTTAACCTTACAGTAAGTTCAGTTTGCTCTTGCTGATATTGATCCTTAACTTGCTGCAGTACATCTCGATCAATCATGATCCCATTACGCTCAATCTCTACAAGAAACTGTAGATTATCGTTCATCAGTAGGAATACAGGAGCTAGGCCTTTATTCTCTTCTTTCTGTAGATCAGTGATTTGCTCGATAAAAATTTCCGCACAAGAAATCACATCCGCTTCTGCATATTCATCGACGGTGGATAGGGGCATGGCTTCAAAGCCGATACCGTTTTTAAACATGTCATCAACGAGATCTGACTTCTTGTGCGTAACGCCACGCCGTATTGCGGTCTCCTTAAGGCTCAGGGGAAGGAACTGAGCTCGAGCAAATATAAACTCACCGATCATGGAGCAATAAATCGGGCAGGTTATATTAAAACCCATTTCTAGGAGCCAAATAATATCGAACTTGGCGTTATGAGCGACAATCAGCTTCGCCTGATCTAAAGCTTGCTGTAACTCATCCCGTGTATCAGGCAGGGGCTTCTCATTATGGTGCCATACGCTTCTTTGGCATGGACCAATTCTTCCAAGGTGTACCCACAACCACCATGCTCCAACCGCTCTATTGAGCTTATTGAAAGGGGAGTTGTCGGTCTTACCGTTTTTATCTTGTACAGTGGTCTCTAAGTCTAGAACTAGAATATCATCTAGTGCGATCATTTCCGTTAGGTTTGTTGGGTACATCGTACATCTTTATTAATAAAAGTTGAAATTGTATAAGATGGCGCAGCAACCGTATCTGTTGGTCAAGCCAGTGGTTGGGGTGCTTTTCATACGCCTTTTTCTTACGCTCAAGAATTTCATAGAATTCTTCTAGATCGGTCTCGTTAAGCATGAGGATCTCCCATAAAACTTGGTTGGGTTAGGATCTTCCTGCCTATCGAATAAGTACCAGCATGAGTTGTCTTTGCCGTGTACGTTGTCGAACCATTTTACTCTGCCGATGCTTACTATTTTGCGCAGCAAGGGAAGGTACGGTTCTGATTGTTTTGTGTGCATCCAATCCGCATCGAACAATAGCCACGTAGGCTTTAAGGAACTAAAATGTTCGATCATTGGATGTAGGATACTGCGCTGCCAAGGTGGATTTGTAATTATGAAATCCGCATCATTCATATCCTGAGCAGTTAGAGATAGGGCATCTGCCTGTTCGATGAACCCGGCTAAGGGTAATACATCATAAGCAGCCACGCACTCTAGTACCTCAGAAAGATGGTCCACTAAGGCACCTTGCCCGGCGCAGGGTTCGCAGTATGTCTGTACGTCAGATAAGAACGGTATTAGTGGAGCCACTGCATGAGCAGGTGTTTGATAGAAGTCACGCTCTATACGTTTAAAATCAGATCTCTTTCCCATTAGTCCACATACCTCGATATCTCAGGCTGGATCTGACAAGTAACCGTACCATGCCATCCAGAAATTTTATTCTTAGAAACTGTGATGAAGCGCATGTTGTCGTCTTCTTCGAGGTCTTGCTTACCAATACCTAGGATGAGATCTGCCTCGGCGGCTTTACCGATCTTAGACCCTTCCATCATGGTGTAGGTGATACGAGTGCGCCCATCAGCTTCGGCGCTTGCTTGGCTAATGCCAAAGATCGCACAGTTATGCTTTTTAGCTAGCTCTCGAGTGCGCCGATAAATTTCTCTTAGACGCTCATGGCTTGCATTAAAATTTCCATTGATCATCACCTTGTCTAGCTGATCTATGAAAACAATATCGGGAGCTTTGCGCGCAATATATCGATCAATCATATCCAGATCGAAGTCTTGCGTATCCTTAAACGTAATTAGCCCACGGGCTCTGGCCTTATATAAAACCTTAGCTTTCTCACTATCTTCGAAGACCTCTTCTTTAGTGAGGCCACTGGCTGCGCTATATGCACGTACAACGGTACGCTTTGTAGCTTCCTCATTACCTAGAATAGATACCTTAAATCCTTGGTCTACGAACCCACCCGGACTCAGACAAAGGCTTACACAAAAGGCTGTTTTACCCGTATTAGGTGTAGCGAATATAATGCCGAATTCTGTGCGGTTTATACCAACAACATGTCTCGATAGCTGCTCTATGTTAAACCGTGCTCTAGCACTATCATCAAGTTCAGCTTTTAACTCATCGATATCCTGTGATGTATCAGGCCCAAACTCATCCTCATCAAACCCATCAGAGTAGCGTTCAACGAGATCCACTACTCGCTGTAGGGCGAGGGGATTACCTTCATTAATCTCTAGCCCAAGAGTAGCAATACGTTTGCCTACATCTCTCATCCAAAGCTTAGAGATAATGTCTGATGCAACATCGTCACTGAAGTCTGGTTCTGACTCTACGATGGTTATCAGGTCTTTTACGTCTTCTTTCTCAGCTTTTGTGGCAACCGGGTTTTCTATTTCCCAGATCTTCAAAAGTTCATGAGAGGTAAGATCATGTTCAAATCTATCGTGCGCTGATTCTAGTACAGTGTAGAGGGATCTGATTTCATCAGCGAAAAGCTTTTGGTTCAGTCTCTGTTTATTCTGCTCAAAGAATTCATGCTTTAGTAACGATTTTAGTATCGATGTATCTAGCATGTTACCCTGTATCCTCATTTAGTTAGGGTAACAGAAATACCATAGCATACACAAAAAATAAACCCCAAACTTTTCAGCTTGGGGTCTTAATTTAAGAAGTTCTGATTTTGAGCTTCTTGAGGTCTGGCTTACCTTCGCCGCGCCTCTCTTTGATATCACATTGATAGTAGGTAACTCTACTGTTACCCCGGACTAGATTATTCATTGCTTCCTCTAGTCGTCTTTGCTCTTCGGCAGCATCCATGAATCCGTTAGGTAGTTCATAGTCTACGAGAATGAGTCCTCTCGCTTTTAACATATTTCCTTTTTCCTTTAGTTTATTGTCGGTACGAAGGTCGCTTCGACAGTGGGTTTTTGTTAACGCAGTTTTCCTCTGCACTACTCTGCTTTTAGTTAAATTAAAATACAAGAGGTGGGGCATTGGGGGGGTTCTGTAGATCGCTGTTCTTTTTGATCCAATAAATGTCTACACCAACACCTTGTAACGGTAATTTGTAGATCAAACTAAAATC